GCCGCGTCTTTAGGTCTGCCGGTCATCAGCACATCTGGGTACTTGGACACTTGCGGCGGCTTCATGTTCGTGCGCTTGATTGTCGCCTTTGCTTGGGCTGCGTAGGCGGTAATTTGGCTCACCTGAATCTGATTTACTTTGCCAAACATGGGCATCATGCGCTCGGCTAGGCACCACCGCAGCGCCATGTTGTAGCCTTGCGGGAATTCCATTGACCCGTACAGGTCGCCAAACTCGCGGAAGATGGTCTGCGTGAACAAGTGCAGCTCGCCCTGTGACGGGTTTGGCCACACATAGATCGTTCCCAGCAGTTCAGACGGCTGGTAATAGATGGCTTTTGGCCACGGGCCGTTCAGCGCCTTCAGGCCGATGGATTCGTATTCTTCCAGGCTCAAAATGCTGATGGGATAGTCCAGACCGCCACCGTAGATAGGGACGCCGTTGGACGTTGTGTTGACCCGCACAAAGGCCGATTCAATGGTCAGGGGACGCTGGTAGTAGGCATCAATTATCTGCAAGACGACAGGCGTTGTGTGACCGCGGCTGACGGTATAGGTGCCGCCCTCGTTTACGTTGCCTCCTGCGCCCGTTCCAAAGCCCACAATGGTGGTTCCAGGCAGCACACCAGGGCCAGATAGCGTCATGCCCATCGTGATGGCACCCTTGGTCACTGCATCCGGTGGGACGGTCAGAGTAGTGCCGCTGATTGATCCCACGAACCTGGCCGACACGTTACCGGACGGCCCGATGGTGTACTGAATCTGGTTCTGCACACACGGGAACACAATCTCGGTGCGATAGAACACCATCATGTTCTCGTTTGACCACTGGGCGATCATGTCGTTCAGCAAGTCCAGACCGTCCTGGGCTTCGTCAGCCGTCGGGATTTCGCCCGCAGCCAACGCGCCAATGTCCTTCATTGACCTGGTGATGATGTCATAGGGTGTCGTCATCTTTAGCCCTTATGTTTATCTTTGGGGATCATGGCGCTTGTCAAATTTCTTGTGCGATCCACTGGAAAGTTACCACATTGCTGCCCCCCGGGGCTGAAGTAACAGTAGCGTAAAACAAGCTAGTCGTAATTCCCTCAACGTGAGCGTTTGCCGAGGAATACATATTTGAGATTGGTGTCAACGTCACAAAAATTCGGTTGGCGTCTGACCCGCTAAGTCCGTGATTTACTAACTGGGAAGTCGCGCCCGACGAAATGGTTGTCGTTCCGCTGTTAAAACTGACGTATCCATAGTTGTTTTGCTTTTTGTTGTTTGTACCGCTATCAGAAATAGCTGCTGCAACAAAAATAGAAAAATCATTGTTGATGATTAAATTGTTATCGCATCCAGAAGCTAACTGAATGCAAAATGCGGCCGTATTATGAATAATATTTCCATCAAACACATTGGTGTCAGAATCACTCAATACGGAAATTGCACCAATTCCTGCGGAATTAACGACGCCGTAATTTGATGAAAAATGGCATCGTTTTGCGCCTTCCATGTAAATTACTCTAGAACCATTTAGGCCATTTTCCGCAATGTTGCCAATGACTGTCAGATCAAAAACGCCAAACGCCCCTGTGCTTGTGGAGCCAAACCAGTACGCAGCGTTTGCGCCAGCTTTACCAAAACCATCAACAGAGTTGTTTGCAAAAGTGCAGCGAATTGCACCAGTTGCTCGAATAAAAGCAGCACCACAAAAATACGCAGTGTTGTCTGAAACCACACAAGAACGCACAACGTTACTTGTTGTTGTCTCAAGACCACGCAAATGGATGCCGCTAGCAAGGCCAATCGTGGCGTTTACGCCGGGGTCTTTGGACAAATGATTGCCGACAATCTTGCAGGCGCTGTATTCACCAGTTCCCAGCGTAGACACCAAAAATGTATAGCACTCGTCACCCATGTGCAGCAATGTGTTGTTGCTATAATTTAAGCCACGAACTTTCCAGTTTGCAGAAATGTCACTACCAGCCACAGACTGGATGCCGCCGCAGCAATCGCTTGCTGAGTTTGCCAATGCTGTGCAATCTGAGCAATTGTAAAAATTGATGACGCTAAAAATTCTGTAAGTGTAAGTTTCGGTGACCAGCACATTTATGCAATCCTGAAAGTAAAGCGCAGTGCCCGCGTAATACGTTCCGGTCGGGTGACTATTGATTACTGGTGAAACACCTGGGACGCCGGTGTAATTTCCACCAATGACTGTAATGTTTTCCTTATCAACAGCAGAAAACATATTACTAATACTTAACCCGCCCGGAATAAAAGTTGCACCGTGAAAGTTGTAGACGGAATTGCTTTTTAAGTTAAGCGTACTGTCAATTCTAAAAGTTCCTTCCGCAACCAAACAGCCCCCTTCTGCGGCGTCAATAGCTGCTTGAATAGCCGCAGAACTATTTGTTGCACCAGTTGCATCTGCGCCATAGTCAACAATGTTGACCGGCGCGCCATCAATCATTGAATAGGAAACTTTTGTGAGAGCCATTTTTAAACCTGATAAGTTATTTGAACCGTTCCATAAATGCCTGGGCCGGTGCTTGCCCAAGACACTCCATTACCTGCGGAATCTACAGTTGTCATTTGCGTAGCAGACGGGCCTAAATCAAGAATTAAAGGGCTAGTTCCTGCTCTTGACATATACATCTGCCCTATCGCATATGCTAAGCTGTTAGACGTAAATGGCAAACCAGATATTTTTATCTGCCCCGCTGCGCCAGTGTTGTCCACATTGATGAAAGCAACCGTTGCAGTAACCAATCTGCCAATTCTGGTGTATCGACCTGTTGCGGTGATTGGCGTAGTTGGCGGCGTGACGCTTGTTAGCGTCCCTGTCCAAGTCCCCTCCTCATACCAGTTCAGCAACTGGCTCGTCATCCCCGCTGCGGGGGTGTTGGCGGTGAAGTTGATGCCTTTGGCTGCGGTGCCTTGGATCAGGTTGCCTGTGTCTAACTTGTAATTGCCACTGGTGTCGTATTCAGCACGGTACGCGCCGTTGACAAATACTTTTAGCGATCTTGCTCCTTCAGAGTAAATTACTCTGTTGTATGCACCCGCACTGAAAAAACTTCCAGCGGCATTGTCGTTGCCTATGTAAATGCTTTGGCCAGCATTGTCGATGGTTCGGAAAAAGTGGTAAGTGGTGTCACCCGTTGCGCCAATTCCCATCGCCGCCGCTGCGCTGTTCAAAGACAATGTTGTGCCGTTGTAAGTGAACGCCGATCCAGTTGCCAATGCGCTTGTTGATGACGCATACAGCACACCGTTGGCCGTAAACGATGACAAACCTGTCCCACCACGGGTGGTGGCCAATGTTCCTGTCCATCCCAATGTCAATGACGCAGCGTTTAGCAAAGCGGTGCTGGCGTTGCCTCCTAAAGTCAACGTGACATTGGTGTCATCAGTTTTCGTGAGGGCCGCTGGCGCGTTCCATTGTGGCGCTGTACCGGATGAACCTAACCACCGACCAGTTGCGCCGATGGCCAACTTGGTCAACGTGGTGCCACTGTCGTAATACAGCAAATCGCCTTGCGTGTAAGAAGTAAGACCCGTGCCACCAGCGGTTGTAGGTGTGACCTTCCAAGCAATGACTTGTATTGCGTTTGCATTGTCTTTGTAGAACAGCTTGCCATCGGTGATGTTGATGGCCAGTTCAGACCCCAGTGTGCTGTTTGTCAGATTGCCCACCGCGGGCGCTTGGCTGACCGTGCTGCTGCTGTAGATGAGGATGGGCGTGTAGCCTGTCTGTGCCATTGGAAATTCCTTTTATCTTCCAGCCCCACACCAATTACACATCGCTGTGACTGTACATCCACCACCAAGGCCGCCTGCATAAGAGGCTTGGAATTGCAAATTAGTACCAGACACAGCCACCGTAGCGGTTACTTGGGCAGGAAGTGTATTTACCAAGTCAGTTAGCGTAACAGTGGTTCCATCAAAAACAAATCGAGATTCTCTGTACCCTAAAGTTCCACCGCTTGTAGTTGCAGCAATCATCAATGTGCCGATAACTTGGTTGTTTGTGGCCCCTGTTGTGCTCCAAAGATTTTTTGTTACGGGAAGCGTTCCATTAGCATCTGTTCCAATGTCGCTATAAACGCCGCCCCACATGCGCGGTTGCGTAACGCCCGACGGCGTATCAAACAACGTGTCAAGTGCAACCCCAGCTATGTCAATACGAGAACGATTGACTTTTTGCAATACGTTGCTGCTGGTTTCATCAAGCAGTTGGGCAGTCGTTGCAGCATTTGGCTGGAACGACAGCTTTAAAGCGCCGCCTGCTCTCGTCTGCGTTTTCCAGCCTTGATTAAACATGGCTGAAAGTGCAGGGAAACTAAGCGATGGGGATGTACCCGCGCTTATTGACATGTAGGAGTCAAAATTAGGGGCGCCTGACGCAGTTGTTGCATAACTGTTTAACAGTCGGTCGGTTGATTCTTCAAAAGTTGTGTTGAAACGATTGCCGCCAGGGTCAGCGTTTAACGTAGATCGTTGAAACAACAAGTCTGTTGAGCCGCCATTTGTGGCTGGTTGACACTGAATGAAATGGCTGTCTGTCGTAAAAGCTAAGCCACGTTTGAAATATGTGGCTGTTCCTGGCTGACTGTTTTGAATGCCGATGATATCGTTTCCAGTGACAGCATCGGTAATCCATGTCAATACATTTGAGGCAACCCTGTAACGCAACCTTCCCGCAAATGCGTTGCTTACGTTGTAAGTCGTAGCCGAAATTTTTATTGAAGAATTGCCTGATGCGGTAAAAGAATCTACCCAAACATCGGGCGATGAATTGACAAGATACACGCCTTCGGGAATGTAATATTTCCCACTTGATGCAGCCCTTGCATTTGTAAACGCAGTAGTGTCATTGGTCACACCATCACCAACAGCACCAAAATCTTTGACGCTGACAGATTCCGACAGTTTTTCTTCAACGTTAGTCGTTACAGAACCAGAAAACGGTGCATCGTAGGATACGGCTGACGCACTGATTCCGGCGCTATTTAATTGTGATGTAGTGAATTTGACCGATGCGCCCACATGAAGACCCGACACAAACGTCACCGTGTCACTGTCGGTTTCAACGTAGGCGTACTGTGCGCCAGGCCCGTATTGGTTCACGCCATCAACAAACACGCTCAGGCTGTTGGTGCCTGGTTGGTAGCTGATGGACAAGTTAAAAACCGTCTGACCCGCGGTGGCTGTTTGAATTTCCTGCTGGTTGGTGAACGCAACAAAGTTGGAATTGATGCCAATCAGATTGTCGTAGCTGCCGATCAGGTTGTTGGCTGAATCCTGCACCACAAACTTGTAGGTGATGCCGTCAGTCAGCCAGATTTCACCCGACGGAACACGGCCAGCACCATCTAGGATGATAGGGTTGCTGTGTGCGATGCTGCCATTGCTGCTGGTGTAGGTCGTTGCGTTGGTGGTCGTGCCCGCCAGATAGGTAAAAATCTTCCCACCGGCCAGCGGATTGCCGTTGTTGTCGAATAGCTGTCCGGCAACGCCGAAAACAGGTGAAAGATTGACTGCCATAGTTATTCCTCAAATTTGGGGGTGAACACCTGGGGCATCCAAGGCAGCGGTGTTTCATCCCGTGCGGCCAGGTTCTTCAACTGCTGCGCCATCCGTGCTTCAACCAGGCCGTCTGATTCGGTTTTGATCCAGCCGACGATCTGTTCTTCCGTGACCTTCTCAAAAGGCGTGACCAGACGCTGACCCCTAAAGAACCAGGTGCCTTCGGTTTCAACGGCCATGTCATCTTGCGCCACGCGGGCATGGTACTGCGCCTGGGTAATCAGCCCATCCTTGGCCTTGATGCTAAGGATTTTCCATGTGTAGTTCAAAACGCGCCTCCACCAATGCCGCCAGTTGTCGTCAAAACGCCGCTGGACGGGTTAAATTTTAGTTTAGTGCTAGTCACCTTGGCGGGCAAGTTTCCCGTGCTGTTGGTGACCCACACAGGGTAATAGTCAGCGTTGGTGCTGGTGTCGTCAGTGATTGCGATGTTGTTCGCGTTGGTGGCCGTGCCCGCGGTCGTTGCAGACCCTGCGCTGCCGTCAATGCTGACACCGGTCAGGCTCTGGCTGGCGCTGCCACGGTTCAATGCGATGGACGTAGTGCCGATGAACAGGCTGGAGTTACCAAGAACCGCCGACGGGATCGTGCCCGACAGTTGCCCCGCGGGAAGGCTGGTCAGGTTTGCACCCGATCCGCTGAACCCTGTGGCCGTCAGAATGCCCGTTGATGGGTTGTACTGGTACTTGGTGGACGATGCAAAGACGGTAGATAGGTTGCCAGCGGTCTGGTTCGCAAACAGCGGATACCTAGTGCCGTTCGTCGTCGTGTCGTCAGTGACCGTTGCATAGGCCACAGGTGTGACCCAAGACGGGGCCGACGTTCCATTGGATTGCAGAACCTTACCAGAATCACCCGCAGCAGAAGCCAAGAACGCAGTCGTTCCGGCTGCTGATTGGTAGGGAATGCTGGCGGCTGCGCCACCGGCAAGATTCGTCGCTGTACCGACTGCAACGCTGCTGGCGTTAACGTTCTTCCAATACAACAAGGCTGAATCGTACTGAAGCAACTGGGTGTTTGCCACAGACGTGATCTGCACATCCGACAATCTGGAAAGGTACGTTGCAACGCCCAGTTTGACAATAAACGAACCAGAACCGCCCGATCCCGCATTGATGACCGTGCCGATCAACATCTTTAGACCTGGGGCCGTTGGTAATGTCTTTGTCAGCCCGCCGGTTACAGGGTTGTAATAGATGTCTTGGTTGTCAACCCATGTTTCGCCATACGCTGCGCCGTTGGTCGTGATGTTGCGGACAAGGCCGTAGGTCGTAACACGCCCAAATCCATTCAAAGGAATGTTTTCTGTGGCGCAGCCGATGATCTGATCTGAGTCAAGAATTCCCGCAACCGCTGGCGCAAAAGTAATCGCGCCCGATGCGCCGACAACGCCCGTTTTGTAGACAAGTTGCAGCGGAGAATCAGAAATGGCGGCAGATGCCTTACCATATCGAAACAGTTCTTCGCCGATTTGCTGCGTGATGTTGCCGCCACCCATGATGGCGTTATACGAACCTGTGGGCGTGTCAAACCACAGAGTCCCTGCCGGTGTTGCTGCTGGCGTTGCTCCTGAGAATTTGACCGACCCAACGCTTTCCAAGTTGGCGCTGTCGTCAATTGTGACGCCGCTGTTCTGTATCAACTTGCCCGTAGTCAGGTTAAATCGAGCGATGGCGTTGTCTGTTGCGCTGGCAGGGCCAACCACATCACCATTGCCGTTTGTCGCCCATGTCGGCGCACCAGCACCGTTTGAAGTCAGCACTTGGCCAGCAGTGCCCGCCGCGGTAAATGCGTAGGCTGTACCGGTTCCATAAGCCACCGCGCCAGCCGTAGGCGTTGTGGTCGTGTTCGTGCCGCCATTGGCAATCGGCAGCGTCCCAGAAACGTGGGTCGTCAGCCCGATTTTCCCCCATGCTGGGGCTACTCCTACACCGCCTGAAATCAAGGCGTTGCCGGTGGCCACGTCGGCCAAGGTGGACAAAGTGGTAGCACCAGACGCAAAAATCAGGTCGCCAATGGTGTAAGTAGTCAGACCCGTGCCGCCGTAGGCCACGCCGATGGTGTTGGCGTTCCAAGTGCCCGCGGCCAGAGTTCCAACCGTCACGATGGTGGCCTGGCCAGCGTAGGTGTCCGAAATCTTCAGACCGCTGGCGCTTGCGTCTAGGGTCGTGCCGTTTAGCTTGACCGAAAACGCATTTGAAATCAGTTGCAGCCCGTTTCCTGCGGTATACGTCCCAGCCCCGGAAAACTGCGTCCAGGGCATATTGGTGATGCCAATCGTGCCGGTGGAACCCGCGGTGGTGACCCAACCCGTTGATGCTAGGGTCGCTCCATCCTCAATAAACGTGAATGCTCCAGGCACTTCAGCCCAGTTGTTCATGTCCAAGGTGCGTGTCCAGCCCGATGCAGACGCTGCATAAATGCCGTTTTGCGCCTGGTTGGCTTGGTTCTTGACCAAAATGCGATCACCAGCGGTCAGGCTTGATGGCCAATCGCCACCGGCCTGAACGCCTAAGCCCGACAGCGTGATGATGTTTGTGGTCGTGTAGAGGCAGGACGCTTTGATGTCCAACCCCTGCGCCACAGAATCAACATAAGCCTTGTTGGCAACATCTGCGTCTACTACAGGTGTCGCAGCAACCTGGGCGGTCGTGAAATACGCTGCCGCGGGAACGTTGCCACCAATTACAGACGAATCAATCGTGCTGTTGGTGATCGCCAGGCCGGATTGCGACGGGTTGATCGGCGCAAAAAACGGCGTTCCCGCAGGGCCAACGAAATACTGAATAGCAAACGTTGGCTCAGGGTCGAAAACACCCTGAACCGGAACGATGTTCGTCGTCTGCTGGTTGGCTACCGCCATGGCTTACCCCGCAGCCAAAGGCGTCACGAAGCATTCGCCGTTTGCGGCAGTGCCGATGATGGCAATGAAGAACGAATTGCGCGGAGCAGGAACCACAATCGGGTAGTTCATGCTCGGCGGCAGAATCACGCCAGGCGTTGATGCGCCAGTGCTAGGAACTGCGGGTGTTCTGGTCGTTCCTGAAGTCGTGCCCAGGCTGACCACAACCGATGATGTGCCGGTGTTAATCAACGCCACAAAGTTGTTTTCAACGTTGGTGTTGGGGACGATTTCAAGGGGGGTTGAAGCGGACGCCGGAACCGTGATCCGATAGGTCGGCCCGTTGGGTCTGAATGTAGGCAGCATGGGATTCCCCTTTCTTGCGAAATTATAGGTCTTGAATGCGAAAAAGCCACCCCTTGTGAGGGCGGCTTTCTCGGTTTTCACTCCATCCGGTTAGGGAAGGAACGACAGGTCAAAACCGTAGATGTAGACATCAGCGGTAGCAGCAGCGCCCTGTGCGGTCGTGCAGCGGATATACAGAACATCGCCGGTAAGCGAGTCGGTATCGCTAGCAGCAGTCACAACCACTTTGTCGCTGGCCGAATTGCCGGTCAGTGCATAAGCGGTTTTTACTGCCACACCAGTTGCGCCAGGGCCGCTGTAAACAGCGAGTTGGGCGGTGGTCAGGTTGACGCTGGCGTTGGCCACAATCACTTCTTGAACGCTGTAGGAAGCAGAATTCAAGATAGAAGCGATGGTGTCAGCGACAGAGTTCAGGTTCACACCCTGGGCGCTGGCCAACAGGCGATAAGCCTGGTTGGTGGCCAGATTCGAAGGGTGGTTGGTTTGGGTACTTGCTGGGCCGGGATTTGCCATGATAGGTTTCCTTTCAATTAAAAGTTAAGCCGCAACTCGGCAAGCCAGTTCCTGGTACAGCGGTGCCCAACCGTACAGCACATCCAAACGGGTCGGGATGCTGTCGTTGTTGATCGTGTACTGGCGAACAATACGCATCGACAGACCCAGTTCCTTGTCCGATGCACGGCCAGCAAAGTGGACGCCATCAGGCAGTTCGAGGTCAGCGGTGGCCAGAGTGAAGGCGTTGCGGTGCATCACAATGTTCTGTGCGCTCACAGTGCCGGTGGCCGAGGTGCCGATGCTGAACGGGGTAACCGTTGCGGTTGCGGAAGTGGATGCTATGGTCACGTTCTGGAACTGACCGCCGGTGATGATGGCCGGAACCACAGTCACTTGCATGGTCGAAGAACCCGAACCGGTAACGGTGGACTGAACCACAAAGTTGCGGTTTTTGTTCGAACCATAAGCCTGGCGGTTCTGCGGGTTGACTGCGAACACGTTGGCAATCTGGATCACATCGCCTTGGCGCAGCGTCAGACCGGCGCTGTGGGTCAGCGTGATGGTTGAAGACTGTGCCCAGCCGGTAGCGATACCGATGCTCTGGGTGTTGGCGGTCAGGGTGCCAGCGGTAGAAGTCCACGAACCGAACGTTTGCGAGATAACGTTCTGATCCATCTTCCAGTTCATGCCACCGGAATCACGGCCCATCAGACCCTTTTGGTACTGGGTGCTAACAGCGGACTGCGGGTTGAACAGACCTTTGAGGCTGTCAACGATGGTGGCGCTGGTGAACGGCTCAATGATGCACGAACGACGGCCATCACGCGGGGCACCCTCGCTGTCCAGGTAAGCCTGGGCGGTCAGGTAAGTGATAAGACCGGTCGGGGGCACACCAGCAGTACCAACGATGTTGGCGGTGCTGTTCTTGGCCATGGTCAGACCGTCAAAGTCAATCTTGTTGGCGATGGCAGCAACGGCGGGCTTGAGCACTCGGTCGCTGAACATATCCAACGAAAGGGCCAAATCCTGGGTCGTGAACTGGGTATCGACGTGGAATTGCGTCGAGAGGGTCACGGGGATGCTGGTTTCGTTGAAGTCTTCAACATTGAGGGCAGGGCCGGTCGTACCGATGAATCGGCCAGGACGACGGACGTTCAGAGTGTTGCCAATCTTTGCGCCGACAACAGCGAATTGATCGTCATATTCGCGGTTGACTTCACTCGAAAAGGTCAGTTCGTTTTCCAAGACCATCAACGCTTCGTTGGTGATCTTGCTAATGGTAAGCAGATTGTTGGACATTTCAGTTTCCTAAAAAAAGGGTTAATTGTCAGCGAATTTTCCGTGCTTGGCGGGCCGCTTTCCACTGCTGGAACGATCCGTGGAAATTGCCGTCGGCATCCACGTTCGCATCCACCGTGTTCAGCGCACCCCTGAGCGGGTTAATTGGTGCTGGCGCTTTTGACTTCACAGCAACAGGCTTCACTTCGGTCGCTTCCTTAATGAACCGGGCTTCAATCTTCCCGATTTCGCGGACGGCAGAGACAACTGACATATCGGCCAGCTTCTTTGCAAACTCGCTGTTTTCAGCAAGGTAGTAAAGAATCTGCGGGCCATTTTCTGACTCAATGATTGCATCGCGGACAGGATCAGAAACCCTTACGTCACTGCTTTGCACCATGTCGTCAAAGTCGGGCAAATTGGTCTTGGCTGCGTTCACACGGTCTGCCCAGGTTTTGAATCTCGCTTCCTGTTCAGCCGCGGCCTTGCGGGCCTTTTCCTGATTGTCCCTCTCCATCAGTTTCTTGTCAGCGGTGTACTCAGCCAACGCTTTCGCGTACTCGTACATATCGCTGAACTGCTCTGGCTTGGGTTCTTGGCCCAGTTCGTCAGCCTCAGCTTGCGCCGGAGGATTGACCCTAGATTCAAGTTCCTTCAGCCTAGCTTCCAGAGATTCCCTTTGTTCGCGCTCTCGCTTCGCTTCTTCGCGGGCTGCTTCGCGTTGCTTGGTTATCTCAGAAAACCGCCTTTCCAACTTCGGATTCGGCTTCTTCTGTTCATCTGTCGCTGTCGCGTCCTTCCCTTCCCCGTCCTGTCCACTCTGATCGGCCTCGGCATCCGGCTCGGCTTCTGCCGCCTCGTTTGCTGGCGTATCAACTAGACCAAGTTTCTGGGCGGTGAATTCCGCTAGATTCTCACTCGTGACCACGTTACTGGCTACACGTTCTTCCGACATAGGTATCCCTACGAATTAACCCGATTTAAACCAATCGGTAGGCTTTGGTTGATTTTCAACCGAATTTTTTGTGTTGTCAATTACTGCGGTAATCCCATCGGCGGCTGCGCCATTCCACCCATTTCAGGTGGCATTGG